TACCGTGACGCGCAACGGTAACATTGCTTAGGGTACCTGTGGATCATATCAAAAATGGCGGTTTTCCGCGGTTAATGAGCCCCTTAAAATTGGCGGTGATCTGTGCGCGGAGAGAACTAGGGCTATGTTTTAAATTTTCAGCCACCAATTTTTCATATGAAACACTTTTTTATAGGGTATACCCCTTTTTTTTAGTATAAAGAGGGTAGGAGTCCCAATGGATCAAGAAAATAATAAATTTGAAAAGTATTCGGACGAAGAATTAAGGCTTTTATTGGCAATTGCGATGCAGGATGATGCAGCTAAAGCAAAAGATAGCTTTATGCACTTTGTTAAAATGGTTTGGCCCGAGTTTATTGATGGATATCACCACAATGTAATGGCTAAAAAATTTGAAGACATAGCATCTGGCAAGTTAAAGCGATTAATTGTTAATATGCCACCAAGACACACTAAATCAGAATTTGCTTCGTACTTATTTCCAGCTTGGTTAATGGGTAAGAAACCAAAAACAAAGATAATTCAAGCAACTCACACAGCAGAGCTCTCATATAGGTTTGGTAGAAAAATGCGTAACCTTATGGACGACGAAGGATACAAGAAAATATTTAAAGATGTTCGATTACGTGCAGATAGTAAAGCATCGGGACGTTGGGAAACAAATCATGCAGGAGAATATTTTGGAGCTGGTATCGGTGGTGCTATTACTGGTCGTGGTGCAGATTTATTGATTATTGATGACCCTCATTCAGAGCAAAGCATCAGTGAAACTAATTTTGATAATGCATTTGAGTGGTATATGTCAGGACCAAGGCAACGTTTACAACCAGGTGGAGCCATAGTTGTCGTTATGACACGTTGGTCGGAGCGCGATTTGACGGGTCGTTTAATAAAACAACAAGCAGAAACAAAAGCGGATCAATGGGAGGTAGTAGAGTTCCCTGCTTTACTTCCAAGCGGTAAACCAATTTGGCCCGAGTATTGGAAACAACAAGAATTAGAGTCTATCAAATCAAACTTACCTGTTATGTCGTGGGAGGCGCAATATCAACAACAACCAACGTCTCAAGAAGGAGCTATTATAAAACGCGAATGGTGGAAGATGTGGGAAAAAGAAGATATGCCTGAACTTGTTCACGTTATACAAAGTTATGACACAGCGTTCAGTAAAAAAGAAAAAGCCGATTTTAGTGCAATTAGTACATGGGGAATTTTTAAAGCAGGATATAATCAGGATCAAATTATTTTATTAGATTGTATCAAAGAGCGTTGGGAATTTCCTGAGTTAAAAAAGATTGCTTTAGAACAATACGAGTATTGGGAACCAGAAACAATTATTGTCGAAGCTAAAGCAAGTGGCATGCCATTAATACAAGAACTTAGACAAGTAGGAATTCCTGTGGTAAGTTATTCGCCGTCACGTGGTAACGATAAGTTAACAAGAGTAAATTCTGTTTCCCCTATTTTTGAATCAGGGCAAGTGTGGGCTCCTGAAGGAAAAAAATTTGCGGAAGAAATGATTGAAGAATGCGCCGCATTTCCTTATGGTGAGCATGATGATTTAGTTGATAGTATGACGCAAGCATTGATGCGTTATCGTCAAGGTAATTTTATTGCGCTGAAGGATGATTATGAAGACCCGATTAAACCACTGTACGAACAACAACCTGAGTATTATTAAATGGTAGTTCAAGCTGCAGTACCCCTAACGGTTATTGCAACCCAGATGGGAATGTCTGTTCCTGCTGTTATTGAATATTTTAAAGGGCAAAATATAGATCTTTCAGGTTACGGTGCCAATGATTTAATAGATCTTGAAACCATATTTCCTCAAACTGAATCAGAACGAATTAAAGAATATAAAACATATGGAGACAGTTTTTATGATGCGCCCCCCGTGGTCGGCGATACGTCTTTAGATAATATTGTCTTACAAACAAAAAAAGATGATGATGAAAAAGTAACAACAATAGATCAAGAAGGAAACGTATTACCTGATCTTCCCGATCAAATGCCCCAGCCAGATCCAGAGGATAATGATCCTAAAAAAACAGTTGTCACAACAAGCGCTGAAGCTGTTGCTGAAGAATTAGCCAAAGAAGGGACAGATAAAATAATTAAAGATCTTACAAATCAATACAAAAAAATAGATCAACAAAGAAAAAATTTTTTAACAGACAGCGATCCTCAAACAGAAGACACTAGTGTTGAAACAATTAACCCTAAAGATTTTTTAGCCAAAGACAAAAACACAAAGTTTTATATTGAAGCTCTTGTTCCTGATAAAATTAATGGTGAAGTAGATCTTAGAGAAATTGATTACTTAAATAAAGAAGCACCTATTATTGATTATAAATTTAACGTAAAAACATTAAACGATGTTAAACAAAATACAATTAAAGAAATAAATAAAAATTCTAATGTTGATGTAGTTGAACTAGCTAATAATAGTGGATTTAAATTACCTGATTTAGATCTCATAAATAAAGCATTAGAAGGAGGCGCAGATGAGAGATATTGGTATCAAAAAGGAAGTCAGTGGTTAGATAATTTTTTATCAGATTTTACTCCTGAAGAACAAAATGATTTCTATGATATACTATCTGTTACGTCTGGAGGTTTAACTCCTTATCAAAATCTTAATGTAGCTATCGGCGTTTTCTCTGATCATATTAACAATAGACCTATTCGTATAGGGTTTCGTCAAGGAGCATCTTTAAATAAATTTTTGTTAAATCCTGAGAATGATATTAATAGTCCTAAGTTTGGTAACTATGTTGATACTTTTAAATATTTTAATGGTCTGTCGGATCGCGAACCGAATACCGTTATTGATTTGCAAATGTCTGAAATTTTTGGAATTGATCAAAAGATGTTAACGTCCAAACCTGAGCTTTATGCATTGGTAACGAAAGCGTTAGGAAACTTAACCGATGAGGTAAACAAAACATTACCTGAAGGAGAAGAGTTACAGCCATTTGAATTACAAGCAAAAATATGGTCAGCTTTTAGAGAAAGCAAAAACTTAGGCGGTGCTACAAACTATGCTCAAATGGGCGAGAAGTTAGTAAAGGATTTACAAAATCAAGGATTTGTATTTCAAGATAATAAACTAAACCGTGAAGAGTTAATTGATCCTAAGTTTGTAGAAAAACTTCAAGCTACAGTTGGTCCTTATTCAGAATCAATGAAAGCAACTATTGAAGTGGGAAGTTATCTTACGCCTAACGGTAAAAAAATAGAACAGTTAATTAATAATTTTCCTAATGACACTGTCTTAATGAATCAAATTAATCAGGTCCATAAAAGTAATTTAACTAAACTGATAAGCAAAAAAAATAAACAACCTTCGGTTATGGAAAATCTTATTTCAGCAGTTATAGGTGAAAAAGCAGAAGTATCCAGAATGATAACAGGTTTAGGTACGTATGATGGAAAAGCTAATTTTAACGTTATTGTTCCTTTGACTGTTAAAACCAAAAATGGAGTTATTCCTTTAGAAGAAGATAAAAGAAAACAAATATTGTCTTTATTAGGATTGCATTTAGATCAAGATGCTATGGGAGCAAGTAATTTTAATATTCTTGATGAAGGGGAGAGTATTAATCCTAATGCGACACCTACAATTCAACTATATATTCAATCAAGTTTTACCCAAGAAGATGTGCAGCAGTTACATAAATTAACAGGATTAGACTTTAATATTACCCCAGTTCCAGGAGGTTTTGTGGCTTCAGCACTAAGTGATGGTATGCCTAACGAAAAAGACATGCAGAACAGCTTTGAAAAAGTATTTGGAAAAGATAAGGATATGATGTATATTCCGTCTGAATGGGTTTCAGACTATATAGAATCCAATGAATATAAGGAGAATATAAATGGGCTTCAAGAAAGTATCAGCGAAAGAATGGAAGGCGATGGGTCTACCAGCTTCAATATCGAGTATCTCGACAGTATCATCTCCACGATCCAAGCAATTGCGTCGTCGCGAAACGAAGGTTACGGAAAAATCCTCGACTCCACAAAAGTCATAAACTTACTAAATAAAAATAAGATTAAGCTAAAAAGTAAAGGTGGTTCTATTGAAATACCTACATTTCATTTTGGTGGCTTTATAGACATTAATAGGTTATAAAAAATTATGGCTGATAATATAGATCAAAAAATACAATCTGTTGTTGGTGAAACAATTGAAGAAGCAATTCAAAACGAGGAACCAGTAGAGATTGAAGTAGTTACAGAGGAAACAATTATTTCTGATGAACCAGAAATAGAAGAAGATTTTTATGCTAACTTAGCAGAGAACATGGATGACAATGAACTAGGGATAATTTCCAGTGATTTGGTAGCTGATTTTGAAAATGATAAATCATCAAGAGATGAATGGGCTACGACATATACAAAGGGATTAGATCTCCTTGGTGTAAAGTTTCAGGAAAGAACTAGACCGTTTCGCGGTGCGAGTTCCGTTACGCATCCTTTATTAGCAGAAGCAGTTACACAATTTAGTTCAACAGCCTTTAAAGAAATGATGCCATCCGATGGACCTGTTCGAACACGTGTTGTAGGAAAAGAAGATGTTGAAGTGTATCAACAAGCACAACGTGTAAAAGAATTTATGAATTATCAAATCACTAATGTGATGGAAGAGTATACGCCTGAGCTCGATCAGATGTTATTCTATTTACCGCTCAGTGGTTCTACATTTAAAAAAGTATATTACGATGGACAACTAGGAAGAGCTGTTTCTAAATTTATACCAGCAGAAGATCTTATTGTCCCATATAGCGCAAGCGATTTAGATTCGTGTGAGCGTATTACTCATGTTGTTAAATTAACAGAAAACGATGTACGTAAAAAACAAGTAGCAGGTTTTTATAGAGATATAGATATTAACCCTGCACCACCTCAAACAGCAACATATAGTACAGGAAATATTCAAAGCACTATTGATAACTTAGACGGTATTCAACAAACAGGTGACTCTTACATTGTAACACTATTAGAAATGCATGTTGATTTAGATTTAGAAGGATATGAAAATGTAGATAGTAGTGGTGAACCAACAGGCATTAAATTACCTTACATTGTTACGATCGATGAAACATCAGGAAAAGTTTTAGCTATTAGAAGAAACTATGAAGAGGGTGATGAGTTATATAAAAAGAAACAATATTTTGTTCACTTTAAATTTTTACCAGGTCTAGGGTTTTATGGTTTTGGATTAATACATTTAATTGGTGGCTTATCGCGTACCGCGACACAAGCATTACGTCAATTAATTGATGCTGGAACATTAGCTAACCTTCCTGCAGGTTTCAAGACACGTGGTCTACGGATCGCGGATAATGATGAACCATTACAGCCAGGTGAATTTAGAGATGTTGATGCGCCATCTGGTGCTATTCGAGAAGGATTACTTCCTTTACCATACAAAGAACCATCACAAACATTATTTAGTTTACTTGGATTTGTTGTACAAGCAGGACAACGATTTGCGCAAATTGCGGATATGCAAGTTGGTGATGCAAATCAACAAGCTCCTGTTGGAACAACAATTGCTTTATTAGAACGCGGTTCGCGTATCATGAGTACTATTCACAAAAGAATGTATTATTCGATGCAAAAAGAATTCAAATTATTAGCTAATGTTATTCAAACATATCTTCCTGAAGAATACCCTTATGCGGTTGTTGGTGGAGATAGATCTATTAAGCAAACTGATTTCGATGAACGCGTGGATATTATACCCGTGGCTGATCCGAATATATTCTCCATGGCACAACGCATTCAGTTAGCACAGACTCAGCTTCAGTTAGCAACGAGTGCGCCTCAACTTCATAACGTGAAAGAAGCTTATATTCGCATGTACGAGGCTTTGGGTGTTTCGGATATTGACAAGATTATGAAATTGGAAAAACCCGAACCAATGAGCCCATCCATGGAGAACCGTAAACTCATTGAAGAAGATAAAATTGAAGCATACGAAGGACAAAATCATGATGCACATATTCAAGCTCATGTTCTTTTTGGTTTATCACCAATTGTTCAGTTAATGCCTCAGATAGGTGTTGAATTAAATAAACACATTTTACAACATGTCACAATTAAGGCAAAAGAAGCAGTGGCAATGCAAATAGAACAAGCAGAGCAACAAATGGGTCAAGTAGCAGAGGGAGCAGATCTAGAAGGAATGTCTCAATCACAAATAGCTGTTCTTGAAGCACAATTTATGGGTGAAGTACAGCAACTACAAGCACAAATGAGCGGAGCTGGTCAACCAGACCCTGTTATTCAATTAAAACAACAAGAATTACAACAACGAGCAATGAATGATCAAGCTAAACTACAATTTGATCAAGCTAAACTTGGTTTTGAACAACAGAAATTACAACAAAAAGACGCTATAGATAATGCAAGAATTGACTCACAAGAAGATATCGCACAACTAAGAGCGAATATAAATCTTAAAAAACTTGATGCTCAAGGCAAAGGACCAGGTTTTCAATACAAAAATCAAGGTAAATAAATATGATTTTTAACGCACAAAAAATATTTGATGCTCTTATTTCCAAGATGGATAAATTTGCTAACGATAATGTAAAAAGTGAAACGGATGCATTAATCATGGCTGAGGTGTTGATGGTAAAAGTAAAAGAGCTGTTTGAAGGTAAAGGATACAAAGAACACGACGCTTTACTATTTGTGCAACATGCGATACAAGAATTAGAAGATAACAAACCCACAATACACTAGGAGATAACATGGCACTTAACAATCCTAAACCAAAATTTATAAATGGTTCTCTATATC